CCTTCACGGGATAACCGTTCCGCAAAACAAATGACACGCAAAGCCCTTCCGCTTGAAAAGGCCAACGTCCACAATGGCAATAAGAACGCCAATACCGACTTCCTAACGACCGCCTTGACCCCTTCCGATTATCCGGTCCTTTTCCGCGTTCAAGTCATGCTTCCGGCCGCGGGAAAGTTCACGGCGAAGATTACCAAAGCGGCCACGACGTTGACTAGCCATTTCAACGGCGGGTCGAACCTGGCCGCAAGTTGCTTGTATATCTTCGACTTACTGGTCCACGCGGGGGATTCGGTCAACTTCCAGTCCGACCAAAACCAGGACGGCCATTTGCTTCGGGTCCAGGAAATAGCCTGGGGGACACAGTAAAATGTCGTTTCCGCCCCAGGGACTAGACAAGGCCGACGTACTAACGAACCAGTCAACCTTGTTGACCAGGTTATCGGCAACCCGCGCGGGGTACCTGGACCGCATACCAGTTATTGAACCCGACGCCAGGTATGCCGAAGAACACGTCCACAGTCGCGAACGCTGGTTCGGTATATCAGGGGACCAGGCGGGGACGAATTGGGCCCTGGCCGACGGCTTGACCGTCTTCCAGGCGGCAAGCGGGGACGGGGATTTCGGAACCGAAATCAAGGTCCTGGGTTCCACGGATACGCCCGCCATTGCGGGGAAGGCATACTTCGACTTTCACAGAATCTTCGTTGACGATTCCAGCGCGACGTCGCCGTATGTCCTTCGTTTCATTTACGGGACGGGAACGGTCGAAGCCGCCGAAGCCGCGGGACAATATACCGACGTTTATTACAAAAAGGAATCCGCGGCGGGACGGGGCGCGCCCGCTGATATTCGAATGCCATTGCTGGCGTCAACGACGAAAGTATGGGCCAAAGTGAAGAACGCGACCAACTTGGCGACCCTGGACTTCTTCTTCGGCCTTCACGAATACGCATAAGGGGGGATAGTAAAATGAGCTTTCCGCCACAAGGAACACAGACAGACGTTTCGGCCCTGGCGACGCTGACGAATCAAACGACGTTATTGACCAGGCTTTCGGCGGCCCGCGCCGGTTACATGGACGCCTTGAACCGCGACCGGCCTTCAATGCTTTTCCCGTCGGCCTTGCCGAAGGCGATTATCGCCGTTCCCGCGGTTGGGAACGTCGCCGACCTGGACTTTCCGGACGTGGTCGTTGCTGGCCTTCCGGCCGGAATCACCATTGCGCGGGCGGACCTGGTCCTGATAATCGGGGCCCTTCTGGATACTTCGACCGCTGAAAACCAGATTGCCGCCGCTGATAAGAAGCTTCGAATCAAGATTTCGACGGGGGCCTGGGGGACCAACGATATTCCCGCATTGACCTTTGTCCTGAATTCGCTTCAGGTTGACGCCAGCGTGTACCGCGGGGGGACCGTCCTATTCGGCGCGATTGATATTAAGTCGGTCATAACCATTGCCGACGGGACGTATAACCTTCGGTCCGAACAAACGGAACGGTCGGACGCCGTCATTGCGACGGGGGATACCCTGGAACTTCTGGACGTAAGCGTGGTCATTCGCGTTTGGTTCAATTAAGGGGGGAATCGGATAATGGGGGTTGAAGAACAGACACAATATAATATGAGTTGGGCGTTACACGTAGGCGTAACCAACGAAGTCGGGCAAAGGCTAACCATTCCCGACCGTAAGCTAACCCACTTGGGCTTTTGGCTACATAAGGAAGGTACACCCACCTTGAACATTTATTATCAGATACGCCACTCCGCCGACAATAGCCTAATCTACGAGCAGGTCGCTTGTAACCAAGCCGACCTAACCACAGAACCACAGTTTATTGAAATTGCGCTTGATACTTCACAGGAGTTGAACGAAGAAGTAGTCATTAACGCCAGGTCTTCCGCGGGGGCGGCGGGTCAAGCCTGTCGAATATCGTCCAAAGATTCAGATGTAAAAGCGAATGAGGTTCTAACCCGTAGAACTACTGGTTGGGGCGACGTCGCTGGCTACGACCTAGCCTATCGCTACACATACGAAGAAGGACCGCCAGCGGGGGGGGGCGGGGGACCAGCGAATCTTGTCGCGGCGGGAATAATATAATGGGGGGCTTGCCATGACAGTTGAAGCGAATACTTACGCGGAACATGAAGACGTCGAACGTTTAATCGGCGACCTTGTCGAAGACCGGACCTTCACGGAAGACACGGTCCCGTCCCTGGCCCAGGTCGAAAGCGAACTGGATAATGTGGCCGCGGACCTGAATCGGGAACTGGACCAGGTCGGTTATACCGTCCCCGTTGACGAAACCGTTTACCCGACGGCGTATGCTTACCTGAAGGCGGCCAATGCGTACGGGGCGGCCGCGGTCCTTTTGTCAACGGTACCGGCGAACACTTACAACCCCGACGAAGAAGTCGAGCAACCAGGGGAAACCAGGGCGGGGACTTATGGTAACAAGCTGAAGTCGGCATTGAAGGCAATCAAGGAAAACCGCCTTCGCGCCGGTCGGCGGGTCGGCCGCTTGGCGAACCTGGCCGCTGGTTCCGCGGTTGACGACGAAGGGAATACGAAGGAACCGATATTTACCAGGCGCGAAGATTCTTACCCTGGGATTGACGTCTATTGACCGAAATAATGACAGCGACGAGCTGGCGACTCCGGTAAACGTTGAACGTGAATATAATACAAACGGCGAAAGGAAGGGTATAAAATGAGCCAGGCGACAATCGAAGCGGGAATCATTGACACGATTACCCAACACGCTGACTTCGACGCTGATAATACGAAGTTATACGACCGGCGGCCAATGGGGAAGGGCAAGGCCCGCGTCGTCGTCGTGTCGTACGCACAGCATAGGCGCGAAGACATTACCCTTCAACTGGAAAAGCGGACCTGGACATATAACATTGACGTCATGGTACCCTGGCGCGGGGACCTGACCGAACTTGATACCAGGGTCGGGACCGAAACCCAAAAGGTCCTTGATACCCTGGCGAAGTATCCGCGCTTGAACGGGACGGCAAATGTACAGCGAACGAATATGACGCTTTCGTCCCTTCCCGACTTGATTGTCGAAAGGAAAACCGCGTATCGGGGACGCCGACATTCGCTTGATATACTCGAAGTCGTGGACCCAGGAAGGGTTGAATAATGGCCGACATTGAATACGATATAACCGAATTGACGGCCTTCAGTCAACGGGTCAACCAGGCGGGGGATACCGTCGCGAAGATTACGTTGAACGAAGGGCTTCGGAAATTGGGGAAGCTTATCGTTCCCGCGACGGGGACTGGTCCCCTGGCCGACGCAACCCCGAAGGTAACGGGGAAGCTTGCCAGGTCAACCGTCTTCCAGATTATCGGGGGCGCAATGAATCAGGCCCTTGAAATCCGCCAGGCGGCGCGGTCTGCCCTGGGCGTTTATTATGGTTATATCGTCCGTGAAGGACGGGGACCAATAGTCGCGAAGGAAGCAAAGGCCCTTCACTTCTTCATTGGCGGCCAGGAATTCTTCAGGAAGTCGGTCGGGCCCGCGGCCCCGAACCCGTATCATAGACGGGTCATGTCGCGGCTTATGCCGCAAATTCAAACGATAGTCAACGGCATGGGGGAAAAGATAACCGCCTATATCAGCGGGAAAGGATAATCTAAAAAGGGGGAATAGCGAAATGGCATTCTACGACAGCTCAATATCAGTCTTCCAAATAACGGACGTAACGCCAGGGACCCTTCGGGACATATCGCCGTATATTGTTTCGATTGATGGGCTTCCTGGTCCGCGGGAATTCGGGGACGTTTCCGTCCTGGGGGATAGCGGCCACAAATGGCAACCGACCCTTGACAACGTGACGATTTCCCTGGAACTTCTTTGGTCGGACGATTCCGACGTCGGGTCGGATACGGTCCTGGGCCCGCTTCGGGAACATAGCGCGGCCGTCGCCTTTGATTATGGTCCTGAAGGAAAGGGGAACGGCGACATAAAATATAGCGGTACCGCCTGGGTTGAAGATTATCGAATCTTGTCCAGGGTCGGAAATATGGTCACTTCCCGTTGTCAACTGAAGGTCAACGGGGCCGTATTACGCGGCGCATACACAGTATAACGCCCGAATGAAAAGAATCGAAAGGGGGACAACTCATGGCATACGAACTGAAAACGGTCAGGGTAGAATTGAACGGGTCGAAGGGAATCGGCTTATTCAAAAAGACGGATTACGCCGTATTCTACCAGGAACTTCTTCACCGGACACAGAAGGCCGTCAATCTATTGACGCGGTCGAAACTGACTTTCCCTGAAGGAAAGCCGCCGACCCTGGTTATCGAAGGCGAAGACCAAATGAGGGTCGAAGGCGCGAAGACCATTGACATTGACTTGACCGCCGTTGACTGGACCACGCTATACGACGAAATGATTATCGGCCAGGTCAAGGAATGGTCCTTCGGTCCCGTGGACCAGGGAACACTTGACGGGCTTCCCGAAAGCATACGGGGAAGGCTAGTCAAGGAAGTTGACGTGCTATACGGAAAACAACGCCCTTTACCAAAGGGCGGCGTCGGGAACTAGGGGAAGGGCTTTTCAAAGCCCTGAAGATTCCTTCACGTTTCCGATTGCCGCCTGAATTGGAAGAATCAATGCTAATTGTTGAAATAGGATTGCCGCCCCAGGTAATTGACGAATGGCCGCAATCGCTTATTGACCGGCTATTAGTTTACAAGGGCGTGAAGAACGTCGCCCAATTCGGCGGCGAATGGCAACCATAAGGGGGATATTATGGCGAATGAAGCTGGCGTGACCGTGGTCCTTCGAATGCGCGACGAAGCTTCGGCCCAAATGGAAAGCTTCGGGCAAACGACCCAACAAACGCAAATCGAAGCCCTTCAAATGAACGCCGCGCTAACGGCAATGGGGAGCGCGTTTACAGCGGTCGGGGCCTTACTAGGACAAATGGACAATCCAATGGCTAAAATGGCGTCGAACTTTCTTATGACTGGCGGCGCGATACTGACGACCACTTCCGCCGTGATTCAAATGTTACCGTATATTCGACAACTGATTACGCATATTCGGACCCTGGCCATTGCCCAGGGTATCCTTCGCGCGTTATCAGGGCCCGCGGGCTGGATAGGGCTTGGAATCGCCGCGGGTGCGGGGGTCGGAATCGCCCTGGCAACCAGGGGCGGCGGCGGCGGCGTTTCGACGACCGTTGTCAATAACAACATTCAGGGAAGCGTCATTACCGAAAGGGACCTGGGCGAAATAACCAGGCGGGAAATCATCAAAGGCCAGGACCGAAATAATACAAGCGGGGTTCGATAATGGCCGTACAAGATTTCACAGGTTGGGTCCCAGGCGAACTTGACCCTGAATCGCGAATTACCGTAATCCCGAACAAAGTGTCCTGGGTTGATATGCCCTGGGACGAACTTTGTTACCATGTGGACGATAAGGGGGCCAATTACTTCAGCGGTTCATTCATTCACGACTTTACCGTAAATATGTCGGCGGTAAATTACGGTTACGCGATACATTGGGGCTTGTCAAATAGCCTGGGAACATGGAAGGACATTCTGGACGCCGACGGCGACGAACTAATGGTAATGACGGGCCAAACTTCGGGTCCCCTGAATAGGCTTTGGATATTTGAGAATTACGGTGGCGTTGACCAACAAATCGGCCTGGCGATAAACGTCGCGACGACTTACTATATCCGAATCATCAGGAACGAAACAATCGGAACTTATGGGCGATTGCGGGTCGAAGTTTACAGCGATTCGGCCAGGACCGCCCTTGTGACGTCGGGCAATTTGACCCTTCATAAGAAGACAGACTTCAGGTATCTTTACGCTTGCCAAAACCGCGGTTATGCGGGGACGGGAAAACAAAGCGGCTATTCTGAAGACCTGGATATTGACGTCGCTGGAAATCCGTCCGTCACAACGCAAGCGGTCACGGCCATTCTGGAACATACGGCAACGGGGAACGGGAATATAACTTCAATCGGAATGGGGGCGGTTACTCAACACGGCGTCGTATATTCGGACAACGTATCAACCCCGACGCTGGACAATTCGTTACACACGGAAGAAGGGGCCGCGGCGGGAACCGGCGCGTTCACTTCAGGAATGACGGACTTAAAACGGAAGACGAAGTATTACGTTCGGGCTTATGCGACCAACACCTTCGGGACTGGTTACGGCGGCGTTCATACATTCTATACGGACCCGAACGCAATAGTTAGTATGGCCTTCAACCAGTCTATATTCACGGAAGCCCCCGATTGGGACGACGTGTCGGGCGACGTAATCGGGTTCGATACTAAGCGCGGGCGGAACCATGACCTTGACCGAATCGAAGCGGGAACCGCCATTCTAACCCTGAAGAACCTGGACGGGAATTATTGGCGATACAACACGACGGGGGATTATTACCCGTATGTGAAACCGCTTTCCCTGGTCCGCATAAGTGCCGTTTGGGGCGGGATAACATACCGCCGATTTTACGGCTTGATTGAATCCTTCAAACATTCCTGGATAGACGACCGCGGGGGGAAGATTCCGATTGTAACGGTATCATGCGTTGACCTTTTCAAAAGCCTGACCAGGTTAAAATTACAATCGCTTCCTGGGACAATTGGGTCCTATACTTCGACCGTCGCCCTGGCCAGCAACGCGGCCGCCGCCCAAAAGGACGTCGTTATCAAGTCCCTGGCGGATAGCGCGACGGAAGGTTGCGACATTGCGCTTCTTCATGTCGGCCAGTCGGTCACAATCAAGGACAATTCGGCTTCGGAAGTGAACACAATCGCCAGCATTGACGTTGACACCTATACGCTGACCATGACGAACAACCTGGCGAATGCTTACGCCACGGCCGCCGACGCCCATGTGAAGAAGTTCCCCGCCGTTGTGAGTGGAACCCGCGTCGCCGACGTACTGTATGAATTCGGTTGGCCCGCGTCTTTGACGGCCCTGGACACGGGCGTCGTCACGGTCATTGAATACGTTCCCGCGGCGGGCGGCGAAGCGGCCCTGGGACACCTTCAGGCCGTCGCCGAATCCGACGGCGGGATTGTCTTCGTCGCCCTGGATGGAAAGGTCACGTTCCAGGATAGGGACAAGCGATTATCGTCCCCATTCAATACCGCCCAGGCGACCTTCAGCGACGACGGGGAAGACCAAAAGTATGTCATGGCCAAACCTGAAGACGACGATTCCCTGATATACAACGAAGCGATAATTGACGGCGCGGGAATAACTGGCCAGCTATACCGCGACGTGACGGCCCAGGCTAGTCAAGGGGCCAGGGGATTGTCCAGGACCAGTTCACTAATAAGCGCGAACGCGAACGCATTCGACCAGGCTTACACAATAGTCAATCGGTACAAAGATTCGGTCCTTCGGGTTCCTTCCATGCTAGTTATACCTGACGCTGACGCCGCGAACCTATATCCGAAAGTCCTATTGTATGACATTTCAACCCGAATCAACCTGGAACTGAAAACAGCGCCGAACATTGCGAACCTGGACAAGGATTATCACATTGAAGGAATCGTTGACAGATATAGGGCGGGGAAGCTTTGGGAAACTACCTGGCAACTTTGGGACGTCAACTTGTTTCGTATCTTCCAGGCCACACATGACGGTTATTTCCACAAGGAAGACCTGGTAAGCTATGCCAACGCCCACGACGCCGCGGAAGCCGACGACGTTTACAATGACAATACGGTAATCACCGTCGGGCAATTCCTGGACGGGGCCGCCGACTGGCGAATATGGCGCGGGTTCCTTCAGTTCGATACTTCAGACATTGGCGCGGCGGGTAGTATTGCGCGGGCCGAACTCATAATGGAAATTATGGGCTTCTTCGTCGAAGACAACGAATGGGCCTTGACATTAGTCGCCGCTGGCGCGGGGGTAGAAAACCCGCTTGTCGTCGGCGATTATGGGACAATGGTATCGTCAACCACAAGTTACGGGTCGGTCACGGTAACAACGCCCGCAATCAATAAGAAGATAATCATTATCACGCTGAACGCGACGGGTATTGCCGCAATCAATAAGACGGGGACGACATACTTCGGGCTTCGAAGTTCGAAGGATATTGCTGACACGTCCCCAGGGGCCAACGACGGCGAATGGTTGGCCCTTGAAGGCGTTGGTTCAAGCTTTGTTCCGCGGTTGGTCGTGGAACTTAACGAAGCATAAAAAGAAGGGGAAATGAGCATGACCGTTGAAATCCTTATCGCAAGTTCAAGCGTTGTCGTTGCGGCAATCGCGGTCGGCGGCGTTATAGTCGCTTACCGGAAGAACGGGAAGGACCAGGCCGCGCGGGACCAGGAAATCAAGGACAACCAGGGCGAAATCATTGGTCGCCTGGACCACAAGGAAACAGGATTGTCCGCGCTGAATGAAAAGATTCACGGCTTCGAAGTGAATTGCGCCAGGACGTCTTCAGGATTCGACCAGCGTATCCTTGCCGCCGAACGCGACGTCAAGGACCTGAAGCATAAGTAAGCCCCTTAATAA